GACTATTACATCGGCTACTGTTTCCATCCAAATATCCATTGGTTTGATTGGCTTGCTTCCGGCAATCTCACGCTTATAAGCATGATAAGCCAAAAACATAAGATCCCAAATACCCAGCTTCTCGGATGCTTGTCCAATGACATTTCCTGTCTGCTTTTCCCATTTCGCCCACTCAGGCGGTTGGGCAATATAAGTTGCTTGCTCGCCTGAGCTGTATTCAATTGTAATTGGTAGTTTCATTTTGCTCCCGTTGTTAGATTTTAACTAAATGTTTCTACTACTGCGCCCTTTGATACTGTGAAAGTAAAGGAAACAGTTTGTGCATCAACACCTGAACCACCAGCAGTTGGAAACTCTGGCTTTACTGGAAACACAAATTGCGCTCCTGATGCAGCTGTAAGTGTCATGCTGATGTCTGTGTCGGGTGCAGTTTCAGCAGCAGCCCATAGAGCCTCACAAACTGAATTTGCCTTGCCCCAATCAGCCAACATATCCAATTGGAATGTTCCTGAAATGTTTGTTGTCTTGTATGCCTCGCCTTCCATAGTCTGATAAACCTGTCGTTCATTGACTTTGGTTAGAACTGCATTTGTCGCTTGTGCTTGAATATCTGTTCCACCTGTGAAAGATAAACCAACATCACGACCGGTAATTACGACTGTTGCCATGATTTCTCCTTATATTGTTTGCGTGTAGTAGGTAGATACTCGAACATCTGCGATGAGCAGCGTTGATGCACCAACTTGAGTGACTGTCGGTCTTTCAACCGAGCTGACAATATATCCAACCGGAATTACTGCCAGAACACTTATAATCAATTGCTCGATATTGTCGAGCGATGCAGGATTGCTGTTATATGCAACTGCAACTGTAATCGTCATATTAATTTTAGCGCGAATGTTTGATTTGCTAATTGTTTCAAATTCCAAATATGGTGAATCTGGAACGCACACCACAGCTGGTGGAATGACTGTTTCTGGAACAAATGAATAAACATTTCCTGCAACGCTAGATAAAGCAGTTGCTAAAGGTGTGCGAACTTGCTCAAGAATAGTTTGGTTAGGCATTTATTGACACATGCTTTCAGGATCAATATATGAGCCCAACAAACCAACGCACTTATTGAAAAGTGATCGACCCATTCTAAAAGGTGTTGCTGTAAAATCTACTCCTTCAATTTGTCCTCCGCCGGCAAGTCTTGCTTGGAAAACTTCGACTGAAACGGTATAGACGGCTGATTGAACAGCTGCATTTCCAACATAAGTTGATCCGCCAGAAAGGGCAGCAACTCCGGATGGGATGACATTAGCCTCGAGTAGGTCGGCATTAGTGATCGATTGCGAAAAGGTATATTGTCCAAGATTATCTGCCAACACAACTCTTGTTCCGTTGTAAGGTGTTCCGCATCCTGTGATGACAACTGATTGTCCTTCGGTAAATTCATGAATTCCTAGTGTGGTAAATGTAGCAACATTGGCTGACAATGAAGTCGCTTGAATTGGACTTTTGAATGTTGTAAGCATTGGCAGAATAACTAATTCTGCTGTATCAATAATTTGGTTCAAGTAAGCATCGTTATACAAGGCAGATGACACACCAAGCACAGATCTCAACTCGGAAGCTGTAATTATGGTTGGCATGTCATCTCCTTAGGTTCTCCCTAGAGCAACTGCCTGAGATCGGGAGCAACCTCAGGCATGAATTTGCTTACTTATTAGGTAAGGTTAAAACGACGAACTCCACCGGCAACAAGTGTCTTAACAGCCAAGTAGCCGTAAAGCATTGTTTCGATTTCGCCAGTTGAAACAACATTCGTTGAAAGTTGTAGAACTGGGCTTTCCATGATTGCAACAGATGATGGAACAACAATAAATGCGCTCTCATCAATTGAAGTTGAAACTGCTTTGTTTGAAACATATAGGTCAAGACCCATTACATTTCCACGAAGTGATAATGGTGAAACTGCGCCAGCAGCATTTTGTGGATTAACAGCTGAGAATACTGGTCGCTTTGAAGAATCTTGCGCTCCAATTAACAATCCCCATTGTGAAGTTCCAGCAATGTATCGTGTTGCTAACTCACCAGTTGCAAGATATGCAGCAGGTGTTTCAGTCTTTACGAATGCAACAATTCCATCAAGATCAGCAGATGTTGCAGTTCCGGCTGTTCCGCCAGCAGTTAGTTCTGCAATGACTGCAGCCTCAGTTGCTTGAGCATAAACTCGGCGCATGTTTTCCAACATTGCCTGATAGAAAGATGGATCTGCTCTATCAAGAATTTCAACGCTGTAGCGTTGCAAACCCTTGTAGGCTTTGACTGTTGCATCAACATAAGATGAAACAATTCCGGTTTCGGATGGTGCAACACCCTCACCCTTTTCCTCAACGCTTCCTGAGGTTGTAATCTTTGGAAAACTTACAGTCATGCCTGCGTTTGGCAGTCTGCGTGTGCCGATTGCATCAATTGCACCTCGAGCACCGATTTGTGTATCAACTACCTGTGAAACATATTGAATTGGCTTAAATGCTGGGTTAGTTGTGAAACTGTCATCAGCTGCTGTAAGGATTTTTGCATCCTCAGCCTTTGCATGTGCTACCCACTCAGCAGAATCACGATTTCCAAGTGATGCTTTGATTGAGTGCTCTAAGAATCGAGCCTGTGTGTTAATTGGTGAGCGTGGCTTTGTATAAGCAACTGGTTGTGTTGCTTGAATTGCCACAGGCTCAGACTTTGCTGCTTCTACCGCTTCGGTGGCGATAGGAGCTGTTTGTGTGTCAGACAATTTGTCCTCCTGTGTTTTTGTTTGCTCCTCAGCGGTTGCTTCGGAATTCTCTGATGTTTCACTAGCTGCTATTTCCTCAACTCTTGCGCTGTTGATGGCGGGTTCAGCGACAAGGCTGACTTCCATGAGCCGAGATGCTTTAACAGTCATTACTCCTTTGTTGGCATCAAAATCATCAACAACTACGCCAACACTAAATCCATCACGCAATCCTTCGGCTGCCTCAAGGATGCTGTCATCTCCGGCAATTGTTCCTGCAATCTTAAATGTTGCTTGAATGCCTTTGTCGTCAGCTGTAATGTCAATTAATTTGCCAATAGGTCGAGTGCGGTCATGCTCTAGTAATAATTTGACAGGCTTTGAAAAGTCGATGCTGCCTTCCTTAAATACTGTTGCGCCAGCACTTGTCATGCCTTTTTCATTCCATGACACGATCGTGCCAGAAATTGTTCGCTTCCGACTATCGGCAGCAGTTAGTGTTATTGGGAAATTAATCTGTAATTTTTTACTCATCGGATCAAGTCCTCCTCCTCTTGTATTTGCTCAACGCTCATTGCGCCAATGCGGTTTAGGATTTCATAGACTTGCGCACGCTCTAATGCAGATCCACGCAAGAAATCGTCAATGTCAAATCTGACCTCAACACCATTTGGCACAAAATCAGCCATTGAAAGTCTTTGTTCAATTGCAGTTAAAACTGGTCGTAAAGAAAAATCAATCAATGCTTTTCTTTCGGCTGTCATGTTTGAATAAGTCATTGAAGTAGTTTCAGCAGACACAAAACTTGCCGGAATACCAACCGCACGAGAACATTCTAAAGCCAAATACTGGCGTGCCTCATTTAATTGTAATTTAGCGGGATCAAAGCCCAATGCTTGTAATTCAACATCAGCATTCAAGAATGCAGTTGATCTAGTTGCTCTGCTTGCTTTCCAACTTTCCAGCAATCTTGTAATTCGCTCTGGTGTAAGATTTGTGCCATTTGATTTCAGAACCATTGTTGGAACTGGCTCTTTGGCATACATCTCAGCTGCTTTTTCTAATTCTTGTGCTGCTCTTATTGTGCGACCGGCTCTATTTAATACACCTTCATCAAGTCCGCTGAATACGACCAAACTGCCCGTTCCATGTAAAGGCAATTCCTCACCATCAATTTTGTAAAACAAAATTTCCGTTTGATTGTAATTTAATTGATATGTAATTCTATCTGGTGAAATTCTTGTCCATGCTCGAACTCTTGCGCCATCGCTGTCGGAATAACTATCTAAAACCTGACCATAAGCAAAACCATGAAATAATAAATCCTCAGCGATCCAAGCATAGGTTGCAGACCCTGGAATTCTTGCATCTGGTTGCATTAAAACTCTTGTTGGTCGAATATGTTCTTTTGTAAAATGATTATAAGTTTCAATTGGCAATGATCCAACAGTTGAACAAATTATGTTTCTTGCTCTAGCAACAGCAGGAACTGACATTGCTTGCTCACGGGTTGCAGATTGTGTTCCAAAGAATATGCCGCCAACAGCAGCTTGTAAATTGTAAGGCGCATAAGATGCAGCCACATCGGTTGTTGCCGTAATTATTGGTTTTGTATTAAAACGATCGAATAATCCCATTAGAGCATAATATACCATAATGT